AGCGTCTACTTGGTCATCGTGTGCGCCCTGTGGGAAAGAGTAGCACTCTGAAATCAAGGCGCTATTCCACGTTCCCCGCACAAGTGACACATTTCCCTTGTTTGCTTGGGCTGCAAAAGCACGCGCTCTTACGTCTTTTGCCCCCGTTACCCTTGCCCCCTTGAAGTCGTAGCCGTACAGGATCTTTCTGGCGTAATGGTCAATTGCCATAACCCCTGATGCTCCCCCCTCCTGCTCCATTCGGATGGCTGTGCCACGAGGGTCTTCTGCAGCGCACCTAGCGATCAATGCCTCAATCTTGTCGGGTCGCTCCCTTACCCTCTTCATGTCGCCGATCACTGTGAGTCCCGTTTTCGCACTCCTGCCCACAAGCGCCCCTGCTGTGTAGTCAGGGTCTCTGCCCTGTTTAGCCTCTGTTGCAGCCAAGTCCCAGTAGCGCACCCAGCGATACTCGTCCCAGTCCAGATCGTCAACGTACTTGGTCAGTGATTCAGGGTTGAAGAAATCCCCGCTTGGCGTAATAGTCCACGAGCCATCCACAAGTTGCGCTCTCAGCACATCGTCCAATTCGTTGAGCGAGCGCATATATTCCTCTTGGTCTAGGTGTGGGTTGTCAGTAAGTTTGGCTGGGACAAAGATACGAGCCTCGCCACTATGGTCACGCGGAACAATCAACTTGCCAGTACGCTCGTCAATCTTTGGGATGAAACGGCTATATACCCAGTCATGCCCTAGCCCGTTTGGGTTAGAAGCCGCCCTCATGCGTGGTGTTGCCTCAAATGCCTTGAGCCGTCGTAGTCGGCTGGTAAGGAACATATACTGCGATTCGGTGAATTGGGTTAACTCGTCAAAGCCGATGTACTGGAAGGCAGCACCTTGGTAGCGATACTTGTCGTTTTCGTTCTCAAGGTGACCAAATACCAGCGTTGAGCCGTTTGCCCACCGAAACTCTCTGCGGTCGCCATTCCAGCGTGCCTCTGGCGTACCCTGTAGCCAACGCCTAGCCCTGTCCATGATGGCATCGGGCAAAGATAGGTCTTTGTAGGTTCGGCGCAGCAGGATGGCGCTGTAGTTCGGAATATGGATGTGCTGCAGGGCAGCCATCAGCAAAGCGTCAGACTTGCCTCCACCAGCAGCCCCACCATAAAGCGCCTCTCTGTTGCCTAGGCTAAGAAATACCGCCTGTGGCACTTCTGGCTTGTGAGGCACACAATCAGGTAGTTTCGGGTTCAGTATCTCCAGTAGAGAGGATCGTTCCCTCTGGTCTAGCGACGATACCCAATTGCTCCAGTAGTCCAAGGGCTGCTGATAGCCTTCGCTGCTCTTCTGCTGGGTCTCCAACTGATTTCACCTCAATAGCCTTGCCATCTACGCCTGAGAACTCAATGCCTTCACGCTTACGCCACTCATTCGGGAACCTACGCTCTAGAATCCAAGCGGCTGCTTGCCATGATCGCTCATTCTCTGCTGCTGTGGCAACCCTAGACAGGAACCGCATCTCTGCAAATGCTTCTGCTTTTTCTATAGCGTCGGAAAATGTGGGATCTAGCCTCATCCACTCGTGCAGTGTATCCCTGTGGATGCCAGCCAATGCAGCAGATCTTTGGCGTGAAGCACCTGCACGCAGTGACTGTAGCAAAGCCTCTACGCGCTGCTCAGTCTTCTTTGTTGGTCTACCCGCCTCTGAAGGAACAATGATCTCATCAGTCATATAGCCACCTTACACCCTAAACCTGAGTTTTGTTACAAATATGCCCCTGTATGCACAACGGAGACAAGAGTTTAATCCATTGTCAATACATAGACACAAGCCGCGCAGCGCAAATCGGTTTTTTATTTTTGGCGAACTTCTTTGCGGTAGAAGGCAAGTGTCTGCCCATCCACAAACCAGTCTCTCCCGTGCTTCTTGCCCTTGATGCGTCCCTTGTGCAACTGCACCCTAAGCGTGGTTGGGCTAATGCCAAGCAACTCTGCCGCCTGACGAAGCGTGTATTCCTTTGTGCTGCTGTCTTTCAATTGACTAGTCCCTTCTTTCCTGTGCCTGTTGGGGCATCCTCGCCCCTGTTCTTTTTGCGAATCGCTGAGATTCTGTGAAGCCTCTCAATAATCCTCGTTGCCGTCTCGTCCGTTATGCCCTTGGACACCATCCCGCTTTTAAGGTCTTCCTCAAAGGTTTGCGAGATAAAGGCGCTAAGGAACATCTGGTCAAACTCCTCATCTCCTATATATTGGCTCCCGATGAGCGAGGTCAGCGCAGCAATAGCGAGGTCGCAGCGCCTTTCGGATAGCGCGTAGGGGTCTTTGTCCTCCTCGCCATCTACGCCAATGACCACTACCCGCCCAGCAACTGGGGCGACCACAATCGGGTTAACCCCCTGCTGCATGCCAATTGCCGCCCTGCGAATGATGGTGGCAAACGAGTTCAGGTGAGAGGCTGTCTTCTTGCCCGCCACGATCTTGCCGTGGTCTGGCGCTTCCGCGTCAATCCAGAAGCCAACAGAGAATGACATCTTCTCTGGGTCTTCCAGCAACATAGAGCCTATTGCCTCTGCGCTGCGAACACGCGGATAGCGAAAGTCCTCCTCGCCCAGCAGTTTACAGATCTGCTCGTCAAGATCGTCGTCGTTCAGTTCATGGCGCTCAAAGTCATATGAGGTCACTTCCGAAAACATCAACACTGGCTTTATGACAATTGCGTAGTACTTTCTGCTCATCGTGGATTCTCCATTGATCCCCAAACGAGTATCACATAGAGCGCAATCAATACCCAGAATGCTGCTATCGTGCTTTCCACAAGTTCCCTCCTAGCGTATTTCCATTGATATTTAAACTCTGCGATCAGTTCCTTTACGTCTTCCATGTCAGCCCCACGCCTTTGGATCAAGGACGATCTCCCTGACCTGTGCTGCGAGGTCGTAGACCTTTACGCACTCCAGACCATTCTCGCCACCTAGTGCCATCCCCGCCTTGGCGTTTGGGATGTCGCTGATATAGGTGTCGCCCATGTCCCAGCCGCCGTAAGTGTGTGGAGACTGCACGGCGCATAGCCATCGTGCGTATTCATTCTTCTTCTCTCCGTCTGGGCTTTGGTAGCGCTTTAGCACGCGCCACTCCCAATTGCCCGCGTAGAAGATTGCATACGGATTCTCAATATCTCGTGTCTTAGCCTGTAGGTTCTTCACTTGACTCCTCCTCCATACTTCACAATGTGTTCCGCGCAGTAAACCTGCGCGCATTCCGCGTGGCACTTGTACGCCTCGCTTACTTTCATGGTGATCCCGCAGTAATCGCACTGCGCCCTGTTGAGTTCCTGCTGTAGTAACTTCCTCTTGTTCATGTTCTCAATGTCCAAAGCCTTGAACACTCCCATTGGTTTTCCTCCTCCTGCGGGGACAGCCCCCGCTTCCACAGAAAGCATAAACCCTAGCGTTTCCACTGTCAAGCCCCAGTTTCCAGACGCTCCGCCAGCCCCGCTGGGAGACCTGCATCCAGAATGTCCTGCTGCGCTCCCCGAATGTCGTACTCCACACGGTGGATCTGACGTGTAACAATCCCATCTGCATTGACTCGCAGCGAGAGCCATGAGGCTCGCGGGTCGTAATCCCGTGGCTGACCTGTGCTACCCGCGTTCATCCATGCACCAGCCGCTGGCACTTCCAGCATGTTGGGCTTGAGCGCAGCCGTTGTGTACGGTGAATAGATCCAGCCAAGACCCATCCTGTCCTGAAAATCCTGATCGCTCATATCAATTTGCTCTGGGGCTATGGCAGAAATTCGGCGATAGATCTCAGCCGCCTGATGCGTATGACCGTACAGACCAAAGTCTGCGTCAAACTCTTCCAGCGCCTTGAATGCGTCGCCCGCAACGTGTGCTGACATGTACTCCCACATCGGCGCTCGCGGGCTGCCGTGAACAAGGAGCGCATGTTCGTCGCCGATTGCCATGCGCGCCATTGGTCGCAGGTTGTACAGGTAATCGCGTGTCCTGTCGGTAATAATATCCTTCGTCCACAGGATTGCAGCGCGAGCGTCTAGGTTAAAGTTAAGCGCACCGCTAAAATCCTTGATTGCCTCCTCGTCATGGTTGCCAAGAATTCCGCGAGCGCTGACCCTACGCAGCATGTCGCAGACCTCGTTTGGTCGTGCGCCGTAGCCGACAAGATCGCCCGTGTGCCAGATCTGATCTGGGTTAAACTTGGCGATGTCCTCTAGTACTGCCCCAAGCCCCTGAATGTTTGCGTGAACATCGCTGATCACTGCAACCGTGTTAATTCGTTCAGTCATTTAGTTCCTCCATCTTCTCCCAGTTAACTTCCCCGTCGGGGCTAATCAATCCATCCAAGATCATCTGATGAGCCGTTCGCCCATATGATCCTTGCAACTTCCAAGCCGCTCCTGTCTTGATAAGATAGGAAAACATCTTGATCGTTTCCTGCAGCGACAGGTTGCCCTCCTCGTAGCGGATGATCGCATCCACCATATTAATTCCACCGATTGCCATAATCAATTGTCCTCCGCATATCCATCAAACCATTCGCCGTATTTTGCAAAGATGGCTCGTGCCTTCTTGCTCTTGCATGTACTGCTGCTGGTCTCTGGGTCTTTGCACCAAGCCTGTGCCTCTTCCAAGGTCAGCCCGCGCTTTATGGTTTTCTCTGGATAATCCTCATAAAACATTCGCACAATTTTGAATTTCTGCTCTGTCATATTCACTCCTTCCCCCCTGCGAGGGTCGCCCAGTCAATTTTTCCTGCGCCTAGCAGGATTGACGCTGGGTCAATGTTGTAGCCGTAAGCCACAAACTGAGCCATGCCCTCCTCTTGCCCGCAGTCGCTGCACACCATGGTGGTGTTGTCGTAGCGAGAAAGCGCTCCTCTGGCTGCGTCAAAGTTATTGCTGCAACCATTGCACTGCTGAATTGCTACTGCCATGATCCCTCCTCTGTCTGGCTGGGTTTCCTCTCCCAGTCGCTGATGCGAGTATAAACGATAGCGTTCCCTGTGTCAACCCTCAGCCATAAACCAACTCCCCAAAGATTGCGTACTGGATAATGACCTCACCGCCAGTAGCATCCATGTCAACCTCTCCGTCGCGTGCGTTATACAAATGCGGATGCTTGGCAAACGCTAGAGCAAACCCGCGCTCAAGATCCGCCTTGCGAACTTTGAACCAGTCGTTTGGGTCTCGTGTTGGCTCGCCGTTATCCTCATCCTCCTTGACCTCAACATACACATAGTCATCAGGGAGATCCTTGAGTTTCTCCCCTTCGTATCGCTCAGTTGATGCAAGCGGGTCTTTCTCGTACCAGTCACTCCAATTGTAATTCTGGCACTCGCCCCAGTAATTGATACCGCCCTCAATTGCACAGTGGAGAATATCAACGAGATCCTTTTTCTCTAGTTCTACTTGTACGATCTTCACTTTGCCTCCTCCTTAGTATCTACAGTCATCCCGCCAAGCGGATGCTTCTTTACTATCCCAGCACCTGCGTACTGCTCATAAAATGCGTGC